ACGGTAATCAAGTAGCTCAGTGGCATGGAAAAATTGCTCCTGATCATTTTGGTGATTTGCTCTACGCCTTGGGCATGCTATATCGCAGAGCCTTTATGGGAGTTGAGCGAAACAACCACGGGCTTACTACCCTAACCATATTAAAGAATAAAGGTTACCCCAACCTTTATATGCAAGAAGAATTAGAACGTGAGTATGACGGCAAACAATTTAAGAAAGTTGGCTGGCTTACAACATCTCGTTCCAAACCTTTAATCATCGACAACCTCGCATCCATTATCCGAGATTCTGATTCTGGCATTGTCTGCCAAGAAACAATTGATGAAATGGAAACTTACATCGTTCAGTCAAACGGTAGCACTAATTCAAGACATGGTTATTACGATGACCGCGTCATGTCTTATGCCATCGCTTGTGAAATGTATCGGAGGATGCCAAGAAATTATGGCCACTCCGTAGTAAGTATACGACAGTTTAAGGCCGCTCAAGCGGGTGTAGGGTATTAAATGATAATTGATTACAAAGAAGGTGAAGAGCCTCAAAACGATGAATCAGAGAACAACGAAAGAGTTGCTGATTCATTAGGCGGAACGCTGCGTAATCGTTTTGAAGAATGGAGCGATGCCCGTAAAGACATTGAAGACGATTGGGTTAAAGATCTGCGTGCGTTCAATGCTCAGTATGACGAAGACACACAGGCTCGTTTGTCTGCTGACCCCAACCGATCACAGATCTATGTTCGTCTAACTCGTGAAAAAACAATGGCGGCTTATAGTCGCATCATTGATTTATTGTTTCCCAGTGGAGACATGCCTTGGAGTATAGAACCCACCAGCGTCCCCGAGATGATGGATGAACCTTCTATTATTGAGCTTAACCAAAAGGCCATGTTTGAAGTAGAGGCCATCATGCAGCAGTTACAAGCTGAAGGTGGCGAGTTACAGATAGATCCGATGGAGTTAGCAAAGCAGCGCGTTGCAGAAGTGATGGAAGAGGCTGCAGCAGAATCTCGAAAAATTGCTAAAAAACGTGCTGAGCTGATGACTCTCGAAATGAAGGATCAGTTAGAAGAATTGAATTATGAAGGTGTGTACAAGAAAGCCATTATGGAATCTTGCATGCTGGGTACAGGTTGTGTGAAAGGATCCACTGTAAAAGTGGAAAATAAACAGAGATGGTCAGAAACTCCTGATGGCTGGACAATGTCCTCAGAAGAAATCGCTAAACCAAATATCGAGTATGTATCAATTTTCGATGTTTATCCTGATCCTTATGCAATTGACTTGAGTGATTTATCTGGTGTGTTTCACCGCCATGTAATGACGAAGCATCAGTTTCGTGCGCTAAAGAAAATGACTGGATTTAGTACAGAAAACATAGATGAAATCGTTTCCGATAATCCTGATGGAAACCATGTTGAAGAAACCCACGAACAGTCAAGACGCCACATTGCTGGTCAGTTAATGAAGACCACATCAAATCGCTATGAGGTCATTGAGTGGTGGGGTTTAGTCGATGGTCTTGAACTTCAAAAGGCTGGATTAGAAATAGAAGATGAAACTGAAGAGTATGAGGCTAACGTCTGGATCTGTGGATCTAAAGTTATTCGTGCTCGATTGAATCCACACCAAGGTGGGGAGCTTCCCTATCAGTTATTTCCTTACGAACGCACTCCCCATCAGTTGTGGGGCACAGGCGTTCCTAAGATGATGCGTGATTCGCAAGACACCATTAACGCTGCAGTAAGAATCTTCATTGATAACCAAGCAATTTCTTCTGGCCCTCAAGTTGAGGTCAATACCAACATGCTTCCAGCTGGAGCGGATGTTACTGACATTCACCCATGGAAGATTTGGTTACGTGAGGGTGGTGATTCAGCCACACCGATGCTCAGGTTCTATCAGCCGCAGAATGTATCTCAGCATCTAACCACTGTGATCGAATTGTTCAGACGCTTCGCTGATGAAGAAACATCAATGCCATCTTATAGCCACGGACAGAATACTCCGGGCATGACTAAGACAGCATCAGGCATATCCATGATGATGGGTGCAGCTTCTATTGCAGTTAAATCAATAATTAAGAACATTGATGACTATTTGACGCGTCCTCTAATTGTCAGTTTGTACAACTGGAACATGAGATGGAACATTAAAGAAGAAATCAAAGGTGATATGAAAATTGTCGCCCGTGGTTCTACCGCATTATTGGCTAAGGAAGTCCAATCTCAGCGTCTTATTCAGTTTGCTCAGATGACAACCAACGAAGTTGATCTGCCGTTAACAGATAGACGCGTTGTGCTGGGCGAAGTAGCCAGATCTCTTGATCTAGACCCTGATAAGTTCATGCCAGTGCCTGATGACGAGTCGATGCAAGCTCAAGAAGCAAGGCAAACAGCAGATGATCAGATGCGAGAAGCTCATATGGAAGCTGAGATGGCTGAACAAGCGGCCACAATCGCTAAACTTCAGGCTCAAGCTAAGAGAGAACAGTCACAAGCGATGCTCAATATGGTTGATGCTGAGACATTACCTGCAGAACGAGAGGCAGAAGCTGCTCGAGACAGGGCATATGCGGCTCAAACAGTTCAATCTGTACAACAAGGCAAGACCCCAGATGGGTTTAGTCAGTAATGTATGGAATACCATACTGAAAGATACGAACCAGATCTTTGGTATCTCAGTATAGGTGGTGATCCTAAAAAGTTTTATACCTTATCCAAGGTGATTAGAGCTGAGCTAGCTGTTAAACACATTCGTAAAGGACTGCAACTCAGTCTCCCAGAAAATCGCCTAGCGTTTGCTGTCATTAAGCAAGCGGTGGCGGATTTAGCCCACATCAAACCAAACATTCAGGACAGTGCATGGGATTACCTGCAGTGTCCCGATGCTCTATTCCTTGATGCCATCGAACTTGATGCAGGTTATGTCCGACTTGTGGCTAAGCAATATGGGCTAACCAAATGAATCGAAAACAATTACAGCGATCAGAAGTTGAAGCTGTCATGTACCTCACATATAGCAACCCCGATCAATGGGGTCGCTTCAAAGAATACCTCCAACGCATGTATGACATTGCGAAGGAAGACATGGAGACGAACCCTCACGACCTTGGTGCTTATCGCACGTTACAAGGTGAATGTGCGGTGCTTCGTAAGCTGCTGCAGATCGAAGAGACTGCGCAGAAACTCCTCAACACATAGCTTTATTTTTTTCTGGCTGGATAAGCGATTTCGCCCCAGCTGAATTGGAGCGGGTGAAGGAATTCCCGAATAAGTGCCCCCGAACAGGACAAGGCGCGGATCGGCCTGATACCCATCATTGCGGAGAGAGCAAGTGACACCAGAGCAAATAGACCGTTTAGAAGCGGAAGCAGACGAGGCTTTAAGACAGGCTACATCAGCCCCCGAACAGGACAAGGTTGAAGTGACTGAGTTGGCAGAGGCGCAAGCTGAAGCTGATGGTATTGAATCCCAAGTGGTTGAACCAGAAGTAACAAACAAAGCAGAACCCAAAGCAGAAGAAGCGGCAGTGGCAACTGAAGCAGAACCTGAAGAGGACAACTCAGCTAACTTTGAAACTGATGGAGTGAGTATAAAGAATGCGCAAGAGCGTATTCATAACGCGCAAGCCTCTTACGAGAACGCACGCAAGAAGATGACGAAAGCTTCGATGGAAGCCTCAGAACTTCGCAAGCAGAATGAAGCCCTTCAAGCTCAGCTAGAAAGCGCCAAGATGATGGCTACCATGCCAGCATTAGCTCCTAGTGGAGACGCTCCACCAAGGCCATTAGTGGCTGAGGCGGATGACCTAACATCCTTTGTGGATGAATACGGTGAAGACTTTAATCCTCTCGTAAATACCATGCGCACCCAAAAACAACTTATCGACAAGATGAGTGGGCAGCTATCCCAAATGGAGCAGTCACAGAAATCTACGGACGCTAATAAAGCAGAAGTAGAACATCGTGAAGCCATCATTGAAGGACATGCAGACGCCTACGAAGTTGTTGATACGCCTGATTTTCAGGGATGGGCCTCACGCCAACCTAAAGAAGTTCAAGACATCCTCCGTTCTGGCAGCCCTCAATCGGTTATTTGGATGCTCTCCTCGTACAAAGAGGCTGTAGGTGCTAGTCCCGTGAACGCTAAAGCGGATAAGCAAAAGCAGCTTTTGGACGATGCAAAGAAGGCGGCTGATCCGGCTGTTTCATCTGTTCGTTCCAACAACACTGGCCAAAAGACTACTCAGTTTACTCGTGAACAAATTAAAAACATGAGTCTTTCTGAGTATGAAAAGCATGCCGATCAAATTGATCAGGCCATGTTATCCGGTCAGTTATGACGAGTTAGGATTGATTCCCTTTCCTGACTCGAAAATTTATTTTCTAAATAAGGAGAAGGGCAATGGCACTTCCATTTGCAGACGGCGCAGGCGGTCGATTTATACCTGAAGTATGGAGCAAGAAGTTACTTGCTAATTTTTATAAAACCACAGTGTTAGACGCAATTTGTAACACTGACTACCAAGGCGATATTTCTGGCCATGGTAGCAAGGTTCATGTTCGTCACACACCAACTGTGGGCATCTCGGATTACGATCCAGCTCACGCAACACCAATCACTAGCTATGCGGATCTTAACGATACCGAGCTAGAGTTGTTAATCGACAAAGCTAAAATGTTTGCTTTCAAGGTTGACGATGTGTTGATGGCTCAATCTGATATTCAGCTAGTTAACGAGGCAACTCGTGATGCTGGTGAGCGTATGAAGATTGCTGTTGATAGCGATGTATTAAATGGTATTTACAGTGGCGTTGCTGCTGGCAATATCATTGGTGGTGCATTGTATGCTAATGCCATACAGATCACTTCGGCTAATGTTATTGACCATATCATTGATATGGGTAACAAGTTGGACGAAGCTGATCAGGCTGAATCTGGCCGTTGGTTGGTTCTACCACCTTGGATCTGTTCAATGATCAAGAAGTCTGATCTTCAGAACGCTAACCAGTCAGGTGATTCTACCTCGATTGCGCGTAATGGAAAGCTAGGCATCATTGATCGCTTTACGATCTATCAGTCTAACAACGTGCCGATTCGTGGTGACGATGCCGCAGCCGCAGCCGTAGCTGACGCTGATGCTCAGTATAAGATCTTGGGTGGTACTACCCAGTTCGCTACGTTTGCTAGCCAGTTTGTTAAGACTGAAACCCTACGTTTGGAAAGCCGTTTCGGTGATGCCATCCGTGGTTTAAAAGTATACGGCTACAAAGTCGTTCAACCTACCTCTGCTGTTTTGTTAAACGCTAAGAAGTAGATCATAGCCCTCATCTCGATTCGCTCGAGGTGGGGGTTTTTTTTGAGGAGAAATCATGTCTAAAGGTAAAGCCCTAAAAATGCAGACGGCAATATCTAAGGAAGACTTAGAATTTATTGAAACCATGTCTAAAGATGATCTTGAAAGCTATGTTAAGCAGCATTTCAGTATCGACATGGATAAGCGCAGCAAGGCCAGCACCCTAAGAGCCGATGCTACGAAGATGATTAAAGACCATTTAGGTCTCACCGAACCAAAGGTTGAGAAGAAAGAAACCAATAAGGCAACTAAGGAACCCACTATTAAGTTTGTTCGTAATCCTGTTGATGGCTTTCCTTATCCAACCATTCCATGGGGTGAGATGAACCCTGATTGGATGCCATGTGATTCAAGCGGTAAATTAATCTAGGAGTAATCCATGGCCGTCACGTTAGCCAAAGAAATTATCAGTAGAGCCAAGATTGTTTTGCAGGACACAAGCTCGTCTGGCACGCGGTGGCCAAACTCTGAACTTCAGTACTGGTTGAATGATGCTCATAAAGAAGTAGTCCTGTATCGGCCTGATGCCAATACTATTAATGAGGAGTTTACGCCTGTCGCAGACTCTTCCAAACAGACTCTTCCAGCTGATGGATTGAGGTTGATGGAAGTTATTCGTAACACAGCAGCAACTTCTACCTATAAGGCAACTCGATTGATTCAGAGATCCGTTCTCGATGACCAAGTACCTGCATGGCATAACGCAACGGCTGGCGTGAACATAGATCATTTTGTCTATGACGAGCGGGATCCAAAGACATTCTACTTGTATCCCCGACCTAATTCTTTAGCAAGATTAGAGATTATATATTCAAAATTGCCTACTGAGATTTCGATTGTAAATGCAGACGAAACATTAAATTCAGCAGCATCAACCACGAAGATAGGCGTAGATGATATTTATGCCAATGCTCTGTTGGATTTTATTCTCTATCGTGCCTATAACAAAGACGCGGAGTTTGCAGGTAATGCGACTCGTGCTCAAGTTCACATGATGGGCTTTGCTTCTTCATTGGGTGTTAAGTCAAAGATTGATGCTTCTAGTGCACAGATGAGAGCAGTACAAGGCGCAGATGCAGTTAACTCTTAGGAATAACCCATGGCTGATATAAAGTTAGAGACCCTTGTTCCTGATGTAGTAGTTGAGATTCAAGGCGCACCATCATTTACGATTATACATTCTCTACGCAGAGCGACTTCTGAACTGTGTGAGCGAACCCTCATTTGGGAACATACAGAAGACACTCTTGATACAGAGGCTGGAGAGATAGAGCATGACTTGCCTATTCCAAGGAATGCAGAGCTGGTTCAGCTTATTTCTATTTCTAGAAAAGGCGTGGAGTTAATACCCATTTCAGTTCGTAAGATGTCTCAGCTGCAGGGTGACGTTGAAGATGAAACCCGATGGGCCACTCCACTTTATTACTCCACCGATGGAATATTAACCACTCGCATGGCACCCATACCTAAAGTATCTGAAGAGCTTGAGTGTCGTATGGCATTAAAGCCGAAACAAAATGCAACGAGCATTCCTTATGAGCTGGGTGTTCGATGGCGAACTGCCATTGAAACTGGAGCGAAACACTTCCTTTGCATGATGGCGAATACAGAATGGTATGACCCTAATCGTGCGGCCTATTACAGGCAACTATTTGATCGTGAACTTGCTAGGGCCAAGGTTGCTCAGATGCAAGGTTACGACAGTACAAATCTCCGCGTTAAGTCAGTTCGATTTGGAGCGTAGGGGCGCTGGCCCAATCCTGCACTATTTAGTGCAACTTAAAACCTTATTTGGAGTTAGCAATGTCTAAGTTTTCTGATTATCTTGAGCAGCATATTCTCAATGCCACCTTAAAGGGTGGTGACTTTCCCGATATTTCTCAGGCCTATTTAGCTGTATTCATCGGTGATCCTACTGACGCGGCTTCTGGTGGCGCTGAAGGTGCATGGACTAACTATGCCCGTCAAGCAATGTCGTTTGGCACTATTTCTGGTGGAGCCGTTAACAGCTCAACCCAGATTCAGTTTCCTGCATTGGTAGGGTCTAACGTTACCATTAGTCACATCGGCATTTTCGATGCGGCATCCAGTGGCAACATGCTTTATCACACCAATTTGGCAACGTCCAAGACACTAACCGCTGACGATGTACTGTCGTTTGCTGTCAGTGGTGTTACGGTGACACTAGACTAAATGAACTTTTCCGCACTCAATACACACGCGATTGGTGTTATCTCTGCTTCGGCAGAGGTGACAACAGTTGAGGGTGCGGCATCATTAAGTGCAGGGGCATCTGCTTCTGCTCAAGCAACTTTACACTCTCATGCTACCGCTGCTGTAATCAACTCAGTCGCATTAACAACAACGCAATCTGTTGTTCGTTTTGCCATGGCTACTGCCACACTAGGTTGTAACGCAGCTGCAAACGTAGAAGGGTATAGAGTTAAGTTTAGTAACGCTGAAATAGTTTGTGCAGCAAGCAGTGATGCTAATGCTGTGGTTCACAGGCAAGCAGTCGTGTACGTTACGGCTCAAGCAACGAATGTTGCTGTAGGATCGAGGGTGGCCTACGCGTCTGCTTCATTACAAGCAGAGTGTAACCTAACCGCTAACTCAGGTAAGGTCACTTTCTCCTCTGGAACATTGGTTGCTAATGCAGCTATGTCCTCTAGTGCAAATGTTCATCGAGGCGTGCAGGCATCTATCAATGCGACTGCCGATTCTTCCTCATCTACCTTTATAGTCACTCCAGCAACAGCCAGTGTTATCAGCTCTTGCTCAGTTCTATCAGAAAGCTCAGCGCAAGCCTCAGCCCAATGTTCTGTAGCGGCACAAGCTAATCTAAGTTCATCTGCACACTGTATTCTTCAATCAAGTGCTGGTGTATCCGCATCAAGTGAAGTCGATTCATCAACTTATGTCGTATGGGATGCCTATGGTGTCTTTATTGGCTCAAGCTTAGCGATCTCAGTCGGTGAAAAGAAAGCGGTGGCACAGACCACTTTGGTTGCAAGCGCTGCATTAACTGCCGTTGCAACTTCAGGAGCGTTCTCTTATGCCACTGTTACTGCTCAATCTAACATCATCGCAACCTCTAGTATTATTCATGGCTTAAATGCTAGCGTTACTGCAAGTAGCTCACTATCTAGATCTGACACCCAAACTTTTGTGGTTACTGCTTCTGGCGGTAACTATGTCATTGCTAGCCAATCTAATAGACCATTAGATTTCAAAGTCGGATCTACATATACATTCGACTTATCAAGCTCTAGCAATGGTTCTCATCCTTTACGGTTCAGCACCACTAACAATGGCACACATGGTGGTGGCAGCGAGTACACTACTGGCGTAACCATTACTGGTAATCAAGGTCAGGCTGGCTCTTCGATTTCCATTGTTGTCACTGAAGACACCCCATCTACTCTTTATTATTATTGTGCTTACCATTCCGGTATGGGTGGCACTGTATCTGTTTCAAGTGCTGACGATGTTTCAGCCAGTATAAATTCTTTTGCAAGCGCAGCCCTTAATGGCTCCGCCTTAATTACTGCATCATCAAATTCTGTTATTGAAGCCTCAGTTACGATTGCTTCTGTATCAGAGTTAACGGCTGCTGCTCATGCAGTTGTAGATGCTGGTGCAGCATTTGATTCAACGAGCAATGTAACTGCTGAAGCCATAGCGATTTCTGGTGCTCAAGCAAGTGTTTCTGGCTCTAGCTCACTATCAAGTGTTAGCTATAATGTATCCTCGGCTAGTGCAACCTTTATTGGCTCCAGTATTGCCATCTCAGTTGGCCATAAGAAGTCAGTCGCTCATACAACCATCAATGCTAACGCAGCCGTTTCTAGCGCGGCTAACTCTGAGGTTTACAACGCAGCTTCAGTAGCAGCGTCAGCTGTTGTGAGTTCGATTGCAGTTAACTATTCATCTGCTCAAGCCAGTTGTGTCGCTCAGAGTTCTGTTTCAAGTTCAGCATTTAATACTGCTAATCCAAATGCAGCTATTATCGCTCATGCAAATACATCGGCTACGACTGCTACTATACATTTTGCAACAGCTAATGTTGATGGCTCTTGCGTCATTGCTACTGCGCCATATCGTGTTATTGATGTATCCGCAGCGTTGTCTGCTTTTGCTGTTTCCATATCAGTTGGTAATAAGATTTCAGTTGGAAATGCTCAGTTTATAGGCACTGCCAACCTAACAGCTGTAGCACAGGCTAGTAGTAATGGTCAGGCAACAGTTACTTGTAGCGCCTCGGTTTCAAGTTCGGCAATCGCAGCGAGAATTATTCAAGCTGAAGCCTATGTGCTGGATAGTTTTGAGGTAACCCCCGCCTACACGATACCTGAATACGATACTTACACCTATACAACAGCTACGTCAGTTTATGGGTATTACTCTCCTGTACCTTCGTTTCAATCTCGAACTAATCCGGGCGGAGTTACATACTATTATTCTGGTAGTTATTACTTTTATCATGGTATGTACCCTGCTGGGTCAGATTACACATGGACTTTTACCCCTCAGAATCAAAACTCTTCTCCACCTACAGAGTCTTCAACTTGGGGAAGCTTTGGGCCTGCTCCAGCTGCAAATACATCAGGCCGTTATAAAGGCGCTGTGATTGGAAGTATTAACCATCAAGACTCTGTGTATATTCCCGGTCTGAACCAAGTAACTGTAACTCACTACGCTACTCGTTACCAAATACTAGAAGACACTGTTACTACACACACGACCACTCATCCTGCTGTTTACGTTGAAGCAGTATCTGTACCAACAGGTTACACACCTAATGCTCAGGTTGTGGTTTCAGATGTAAGTGTCCTTAGTGGTAGCTTTGCATACTCAACAGCATCAGCTGAGGTTACTGCAACAGGTACTCGAGTTTGTATAGGCATAGCAGACGTAACCAGTGCAGCATCAGCTACGTCAACAGCGTTCACAGTAAGGTACATTGACGCATCAGCAACAGTTAATGCTACGGCAGACTTATCGTTAAGTGTCACTGTTGACATATTAGGGTCAGCCCAAGTATTGGCAGATGCTGAAGCAACAGCTGAAAGCTTCAACACTTTACTTGCTACTGGATCGTTCAGTGGATCTAGTCTGGCGATTTCTGTAGGTAATAAGAAAGCTGTAGGCCAGACTGATATTGTGGCTACTGCTTCAGTCTCTGTCGCTTCATCAACCTATGTGATATTTGACGCTTCAGCAGCAATCAATCCATCTGTAACCATAAGTGCTGTTGGAGACCTTACAATTATTACTGCGGGGCTATCAACAGCTACCGCAACAGCCAGCATTGTTGCCTCTGGCTACCTATCAGAATCAGTTGCCAGTGCTTCAGTCAATGCCTCAGCCTCAGCCACAGCTGATGGCGACAACTTAATCGGTGCCGTAGCAAATGTTATTACCACACAGTTCTATACAGAATCTGTATTCCATCCTGCCGTAATAACTGCGGGGTATTGGGTTCCTGCTGTGTGGGAATGGGCAGTCGTAGGATCCACAGTATATGTGAATGGGTCTTATAGTTATGGCCCTGTCGGATCAGGATATAGATTCGTATATCCCGGTACAACTTCTTATCAAGGAAGTGACACATACCTAACTTATGCTACGGAACAGTATACACAGACAGCAGCAACTTACTATGTAAACCCTGTAACCGTTAGCGAAGCCTATACCACTCCAGCGTTCTGGACAAATACAGGATATACCCCTTCTGCAAATGTTGCAGCTGAAGCCACCGTACTATTTAGCTTCAGCCTCACTGCGTCATCTGAACTGTCTGCCACAGCTGGAGCAATACAAACTGCTTCTGCTCAGATCTCAGCGTCAGCAGATACCACAGCCGCTTCTTACATTGAGAGTTCTGCAACCTGTACGTTAAATGGTACAGGTTCCATATCTCCAGTTAACACAAACTTCCTTAAATTCACCAGTGCTGCACTATCAGCTTCGTCTGATGTTGTGTCATTAGCTGATAAGGAAATTTATGCCAAGGCGGATGTAGTTGGAACGGCTGACATAACTGTTTCAGGAACAGGAATAAACGCTGCGTTTGGTTATTCAAATGCCGCAGCTTCAGTAGAAGCAACAGCCTTCCGAATGAGGGTTCCTTCTCCGATAAACGCCATAGCAACAGCTGAAGTAGTAAGCAGCTTTACTTATGTTTCACAGACGGGTGAACGCAGTAACGGCATTCTCATATTGGTTGAGGCAGAAGTCCGATCTATAACGGTTGAAGCGATTGACCGAGTAATCATTGTAGATGCAGAAGATAGAACCATCTTTGCCGAAGCAGCTTAAAGAGAGATATTTATGGAATCGTATACCAAACAGCCCACTGAAAGATTGGACTATGACATTGATTTTACTGCATGGCTTCCAAGTGGGGACGCGATAATTTCCACTGTGACTGCTTCAGCTCCAGCGGGCTTAACGATTTATGTGACTGATGCAACGACCATCATACCTAAAGTCTGGGTAGCTGCGGGTGTGGATAAAAAGAGCTACATCGTTTCTGTCACAGTTGAGACCAACCAAGGCCGAACTAAAGAAGTCAACTTTAAAGTTAAAGTAAAGGATACATAAAATGGCTTTCGAGAATAACGTACAAGGTACGCTACAGGCAAACTTAGCTATCGGTGCAACTACTGTTGATGTGGTTAAAGCTGTTGCCCCAAATAAAGATGTTCCTACAAGTGGCCGTTTAACTCTATCTGCCACAGACAAGACTGAGATCATTACTTATACAGCGCGTACTAATCCTACTAATAGCCAAACTTTTGCAGTTACTTCAGTTAGTACGGAGTCAGGTAATAAGTATTACATCAATGGTGTACGACAACAAACGCTAACTTTAAAAGTTGGATCTACTTATATATTCACTTATCCATCAGGCCATCCGTTTCGATTTTCTACTACTGCTGATGGTACACATGGAGGTGGGTCAGAATACACCACAGGTGTAACCCACAATAGCGCAACACAAACTACGGTTGTCGTATCTGATAGCACTCCAGCAGCTTTGTATTATTATTGTTCTTATCACGCAGGCATGGGTGGGAGTGCATCAGTTGTTAGTTATTGGACACTGACTGGAGTTGCTAAGAATGCTGAGTCTTCTTTTGGAGATCAAGCATGGTCAGCAGGTGATTCATTTTTCCAAGCACTAACTGCAGCTGATGTAGTTAATTTTACAACAATACAATCAGCTACAGCGCCTACTAATCCTTCTATTGGTACTAAATGGTTTAATACTACTACAGGCGTTCTTCAAGAATATTTAAGTGACGGCACTGATTCAGCTTGGTTAGACATATCAGCAGGTGCTGTCTTGATGGCAGCATCAACTTCTGCAACAGTAATTGCCCCAATAGCACAAGGCCGTATTAGCACAGAAGCGTCAGGCACAGCAGCAGGCTGTAGTTATAGTGCCTACTCTAGTGGTAATACAACTGTAACTTTTAACACAGCTATGGCAGATACTAATTACTCTGTCATTACAGATAAAGAAAATTTTGATGCACATCAAGTAATAGTAAGTAGTAAAACAACTACTTCTTTTGTCCTGCAATCAAAAGACACCGCAGGCACTGGAAATATGTCACCTTCTAGCTGGCCTTACGCATTTGTTGTCTATGCAAGTGACCCAGTACAAAATGTAATAGCAAATAAAGGCGACACAGGCGACACAGGGGGAACAGGCCCAGCTGGAGCAGCAGGCCCAGCAAGTCTTTCCTTTGGTGAATTCAGCATAGAACCAGTTACAGGAATGTTATCAGTAAACTACTACGGTGCAGCATACGAGGAAGATTTTTCAATAAACTCAAACGGTGAACTAGAGGTAACAACCTAATGCCAACTTTAAATTTAGGCAAAGTACGCTTTGCTTTACAAGGCACATGGGATTCAGCAACTGCCTATGCAATTTTAGATGCTGTTCTTTACAACGGCAGTACATATACTGCTATTGCAGCTTCTGCTGCAGGTACAGTTCCATCTAGCAATGCAGCTATCTGGCAGTTACTTGCTGAAAAAGGTACTAATGGCAATGATGGTACTGATGGCAATGATGGTACTAATGGCACTACTTTTACAGCAGGTACAGGGTTAACTCTTTCTGGTACAACACTTATTTGTGACATCAATACTCCGTCTGAAGTAGGTCTTAGCAACTTATCAAACAATGGTAATAACTTGTCAGGTAGTTTCACAGCTTCAGGCAACATTACAGCTTACTCAGATGAACGCCTTAAAAGCAATGTAGAAAAAATTCCTAACGCACTAGATAAAGTTCTTAATGTTCGTGGTGTTACTTTTGATATGAATAGTGAGAGAGCAACTGGTGTTATCGCACAAGAGTTAGAAAAAGTGTTACCAGAAGCTGTGTTTGATAATAAAGATGGCATGAAATCTGTAGCTTACGGAAACATTGTAGGACTTCTTATTGAAGCAATTAAAGAACAGCAAGTTCAAATTAATAAGCTAATTGAGGAAAGTAAGTAATGGCTCTTCCGTCTGCTGGTGCAATATCTTTTAGCCAAGTTAATATAGAACTTGGGCGTCCTTCTACACAGAATCTTAGTATGTCTGATTCAGCATTACGAACGCTATTTAACAAAACTAGTGGTTATATCAGCATGTCTTCAGGTTGGGGCCAATCTAGTTTTTCTGCGTATCCTTATAGTATGCAGCATCTAGTTATTGCTGGAGGAGCTGGAGGATCTGGTTATGTGGGTTCAGGAGGAGGAGCTGGCGGTATGCTTGAAGGTACTTACTCAATAGATGCATCACGTACTTACTCTATAACAGTTGGTGCAGGCGGTGGAAGCGGGTGGGGCAATGGAAATGAGAGTCGCCTTGAAGTAAATGGAATCATGATTTCCAATCCTACTGGTGGTGGTTTTGGAGTAAGCAATAACAGCATACAAAGTGCTATACAAACAGGTAATAGCGGTGGTTCTGGAGGCGGCTCTTTTTATGGAGGCTCAGTTGGTGGTTCAGGAATAGCTGGTCAAGGACATGCAGGCGGGAACGGAGCCAGTACTTCTTTGTATAAATCTGGCGGTGGAGGTGGTGCTGGTCAAGCTGGGGCCAATGGTGGCTACTCACCTGCTAACGGTGGCAATGGAAGAACGTCAACCATTACTGGTACTAGTGTAACTTACGCAGGCGGTGGTGCAGGTGGCACTTTCTCTCCGGGCACTACTGTAGGTCAAGGAGGAACTGGAGGTGGTGGACACGGTGGTGGTTGGGGCGGAGGCGTACCATCGTTAGGCGGGCAGGTAAACACAGGTAGTGGTGGTGGCGGTGGTGGTGCCGGTAATGCAGGCGGCTCTGGTGTAGTTATTATTAGAATGCCAACTGTTTATTACTCTGGCTCATATTCAGGAACACCAAATGTATCTACTTCGGGCACAGACACAATATTAAAATTTACAAGTTCTGGTACGTACATTTCATGAGAGCAGTAAATAATACATTTATTAAAAGCGGGATTTTAAAATGACAGCTTACGTTTATACATCAGGCGGTTTCCCATCATCACCCGTATCAGGTGATACGTTGGCTATTAATTCTGCTCAGTATCAATGG